AAACTTACAAATGAATACAGCCGAATCTTTGGATCAGGCATCGTAATTGCAAACGTAATTCCAAAATAATCCCTTTACTTTTTCCGATCCTTCAGGTATAATAACTATATCTGGAGGATTTTTCATTATGTTCATGTTCGACATCGAGACTCTCGGCACTGAGTCCACAAGCGTAATTCTATCCGCTGCAATAATTCACTTTGAACTCGGCAAAGACTATGAGTATGAACAACTACTCGAAGATTCTTTGTTCGTCAAGTTTGATGTGCAAGAACAACTCAAACAATTCAAACGTGTAGCACAAAAGGACACCATTGACTGGTGGTCCAAGCAGCATGAGTACGTGCGTGGTGTTAGTCTCAAACCCACCGACCTCGACATGTCTGCATTGGAAGCTGTTCGTGCGCTGCGTGAATATGCAGCACAGTTCCCAGAGAAGAATCAAACAATCTGGGCACGTGGTTCGCTTGATCAAATGGTCATTGATTCCATCACTCGGCAACTTGACCAAGAGCTAATTTTCCCGTATAATAACTGGAGAGATATGCGCACTGCCATCGACCTACTCAAAGATACAGGTAAGTACGGCTACTGCGATATCGCACACCCAACCTTTAAATCACACAACGTCATTAAGCATCATCCAACACATGACTGTGCTTATGATATTATGATGTTGATCTATGGAAAATAATGTACACAAACGTATATCAATATGGTAGCAAGATGCTGGTTCGTGGCTATGATGCCAAAGGTAACCAGTACAAACGCAAAGAAGATTTTCAACCTACAATCTTTGTTCCCTCAAAGACACCGACTGATTATAAAACACTTCAGGGTAACTACGTAGCATCATTGCATCCTGGGACGATGCGTGATACCAAAGAATACATCGATCGATACAAAGACGTAGAAGGTTTCGAGATCTACGGCAACACCAATTACGTTGCGCAGTATATCTCTGATAACTTCAAAGGTGAACTGAAGTTTGACATCGAGAACATCCGTATATGGACCATCGATATTGAAACCAGCACCGAGTCTGGCTTTCCCAACATGAAGACTGCCAACGAAGAGATCTTACTTATCACGTTGCAAGACAATGCCACAAAGAAAGTGATTACCTTTGGTAGTAAGCCATACGTCAACACTGATAAGAATGTTCAGTATCGTTACTGCACAAATGAACTCGATCTGCTGAGAGAGTTTGTCAACTACTGGTCGTTGAACACACCAGACATTGTTACTGGTTGGAACTGCAATCTGTTTGACATTCCTTATCTCATTCGTCGCATCGATGCAACACTGGGCGACACTTACAGCAGGAAACTTTCCCCATGGGAACTTATTCGTGAACGCACCATTACCATTCGTGGTAACGAAGAGATTGCTTATGACATTCAGGGTGTTGCTGTTCTTGATTACCTTGACCTGTACAGGAAGTACACTTACACCACTCAGGAATCATATCGCTTGGATCATATTGCGTTTGTTGAACTCGGCGAACGCAAGAAAGAAAATCCAGGCAACTCCTTCAAAGAGTTTTATACTGACTACTGGAAAGATTTTGTTGAATACAACATACAAGACGTAGCATTGGTTGACAGACTCGAAGACAAGATGAAGTTGATCGAGTTGCAGATTACCATGGCTTACAACGCTAAGATCAACTACGAAGATGTGTTCTCGCAGGTGCGCATGTGGGACGCTATCATCTACAACAACCTGCGTGATAGAGGTATTGCCATACCTCAGAATAACTCTAATCGCAAAGACAGTGCGTTCGAAGGTGCCCATGTTAAAGATCCTATCGTTGGTATGCACAAGTGGGTTGCTTCCTTTGACTTGAACTCGCTGTATCCTCACTTGATTATGCAATACAACATCTCTCCTGAGACTATGCTTGCAGGTAAGATGAATGTCAATGTTGAACAGTTGCTCAACAAAGAGATTAACACAACGATGTTGAGAGAACAAAACATTACACTCACTGCCAATGGTGTATCGTATACCAAAGAGAAGCAAGGGTTCATGCCAGCAGTCATGGAACAGATGTACGCTAATCGTTCTCGCTTCAAGAAACAGATGTTGAAGGTGCAGCAAGAGTATGAGCATGACAAAAAGAACAATGACTTACGCAAAGAGATTAGTCGACTGAACAATCTGCAGATGGCAATGAAGATTGCCCTAAACTCTGCTTATGGTGCCATGGGTAACCAGTACTTCCGCTACTTCGATATTCGCATGGCAGAGGGAATCACTTTGTCTGGTCAGTTGTCCATTCGTTGGATGGCAAACAAGTTGAATGTCTTTATGAACAAGACAATGAAGACCAACGGTAAAGATTATGTCATTGCGATTGATACTGACTCGATCTACCTGACATTGGAAGATCTCGTTGAGACAACTTGTGTTGGCAAGGACACGAATCAAAAGATTGCGTTCATGGATAAGATCTGTGAAGATGTGTTCCAACCATTTATCGACAAGGGCTACGAAGAACTTGCCGAGTATATGAATGCATACGATCAGAAGATGCAGATGAAGCGAGAGGTGCTTGCCGACAAGGGACTGTGGACTGCCAAGAAACGATATATCCTCAACGTGCATAACTCTGAGGGTGTGCAGTATGCAACACCAAAGTTAAAGGTCATGGGTCTTGAGATGGTCAAGTCATCGACACCGCAAGTCATTCGCAACAAACTCAAAGAATCAATCAGCGTTATTCTTGATGGTGACCAATCAGCGTTGCATAAATTTATTATCAACTTCCGCAAGGAATTTAATCAGTTGCCAGTTGAACAGATTGCCTTTCCTCGTTCAGTGAACAATCTACAGCAGTATACATCGTCGTCAAAGATCTATGGTGACAAGACACCGATGCATGTGCGTGGTGCTTTGCTTTACAATCACTATCTCAAGAAGGGTAAGTTGGAAGGTAAGTATCCACTCATTCGTGAGGGTGAGAAGATTAAGTTTGTGTATCTCAAGACACCTAACGCCATTCAAGAAAACATCATCTCCTTTACCAATGAGTTGCCAAAGGAACTTGACTTGCATAGATATGTGAACTACGATATACAGTTCGAGAAGGTGTTTCTCGATGCACTACAAATTGTTATCCAACCACTAGGTTGGAATGTTGAAGAGAAATCTTCACTGGAGGACTTCTTTGGCTAAGAACATTAGATTGATCAGAAGCAATGTTGATGTGAGCAAAATACTTGCTGAGATCAACAAGTATCCTGCAGACTGGGATGCACAAAAGAACATGGACAATGCCAACCATAATGAAGAGTTGCCTGTATCAGTGCTTCAGTTGGTTATTGGTGCAGTTGAAAACGAAGGCGAGCATCCAAAGGATAGTGAGATATCAGTGAAGACAGATATCTACAAGAAGTATACGGAGACTCGTCGTTGGCTCCGCAAGAATGGGTGCTCAGAGTTTGGGCGCCTTGCCTTCCGTAAACGGGCTGTTGGTCATAATGTTGGAACTCACATCGATGAGGGCACTTACTATCTTACAAGAGACCGATACCATCTCTCCATACAGGGAGAATACATATACACAGTGAATGGACAAAGTGTCATTATCAAGCCAGGAACTTTCTTTTGGTTTGATAACAAGACACCGCATGGAACGAAAAATGTTGGAGACGTTCCAAGAATTACAATGGTATTTGACTTACCACATTCTCCAAAAAATCCATAGTTGACATTGGAAGTTTTATCAGGTATAATAAAGGAACATATGAGAGTACTAAAATTTTACGCAGACTGGTGCGGTCCATGCAAGGTGCTGACCGAAGTAATTCATGGTGCACAAGACAAGATTAACATTCCTATCGAAGAAATTGATATTGATAAGAACAGTGATGCTGTCATTCAGTATGGCATTCGTTCAGTGCCAACAATGATTCTTCTCGATGAGAATAACAATGAACTTAAACGTGTGACTGGTTCTCTCAATCAATCAGACCTATTTACATTCCTGAAAGGATAACATGAGCATACTTGACAAGATTAAGAAAAACACTACTATCAAGGATTCAGCAGTTCTTGCGAACTCAAAATTCTTTCAGAAGAAGGATATGATTCCAACTTCTATTCCTGCTATCAACGTAGCATTGAGTGGTCGCCTCGATGGTGGTTTAACTCCAGGACTCACGATGTGGGCTGGTCCAAGTAAACACTTCAAAACTGCTTTCACATTGTTGATGGCTAAATCTTACATGGACAAGTATCCTGATGCAGCACTTCTCTTTTATGACTCTGAGTTTGGTACTCCGCAGTCTTACTTTGACAGCTTTGGTATTGACACAAACAGGGTGCTCCATACTCCTGTTACAGATGTTGAGCAACTCAAATTCGACATCATGCAGCAACTGTCAGGTATCGAACGAAACGAAAAAATAATGATCGTGATTGATTCCATTGGTAACCTCGCTTCAAAGAAAGAAGTTGAGGATGCGCTAGATGGAAAGTCTGTTGCCGATATGTCTCGTGCCAAGCAGATGAAGTCACTGTTCCGTATGGTAACACCGCACTTGACCCTCAAGGATATTCCAATGGTTGTAGTCAATCATACTTACATGGAAATTGGTTTGTATCCAAAGGCAATCGTTGGTGGTGGCACTGGCTCTTACTACTCAGCTGATAACATCTTCATCCTTGGTCGTCAACAAGAAAAAGATGGTACTGAACTAATGGGCTACAACTTCATTATCAACGTAGAGAAGTCTCGTTATGTTCGTGAGAAAGCAAAGATCCCTGTGACTGTTATGTTTGATGGTGGTATCTCTAAGTGGTCTGGTCTGCTTGAGATGGCACTTGAATCTGGACATGTTGTTAAACCTAGCAATGGTTGGTACTCACGTGTTAATATGGAGACAGGTGTTATTGAAGATAAGAAGTGGCGTGTCAAAGATACAGACTCCAAAGAGTTTTGGATACAGGTTTTAACTGACAAGACTTTCCAAGACTGGGTAGTAAAGAACTATCAGGTGTCGTCTGGTTCCATTATGCAAAATATGGATGACGATGAGATTGAAACAGAATTAGCAAAGATCGATGATTAAATATACATTCGTTGAGAAAGCAGAGGCAACAGGTGAGTATACAGTTGCCTTAAAATTTCTTGAGGGTAAGTACGAGGGTATGGTATTCTCGTATGGAGAAGTCAAGTTTGTAGAGCATGGCGATGAAGATGCTGTAACTCTGAAGTTTGACTATGAGATCCACAGGAATCCTGGAAACCTTGACACCTTTGATAAGGAAGAGGTAGAATATGTTCTTGGTGGCTTTCTTCAAGAACTAATACAAGAACAGCTTGGCAGGAACGAACTCATTTACACTGGTGGAACTAATTGATGCGTATTGAAAAAACGATTCTTTCGAATCTTGTACATAATGAACAGTATTGCCGTAAAACACTTCCCTTCATAAAGACTGATTACTTCTCTGATCGTAAGGAGAAGATGATTGCAGAAGAGATAACAATCTTTTACGATACATACAACAAACCAATCACTCTGGAGATCCTTGCTATTCAGCTGGGTAATCGCAGTGATCTTGGTGGTGATGTAAAGGCAGTTGATGCTTACATCAATGACCTAACTTCGAAGGAAACAAATGAAGAGTGGCTCGTTGCTGAGACTGAAAAGTTTTGTAAGCAACGTGCCGTATACAATGCTATCCTAGCATCAATCAAAATTATCGAAGGTAAAGATGACAAGCACAACCAAGAAGCTATACCCAATTTACTTTCTGATGCACTTGGGGTTAGCTTTGATCGCCATGTTGGTCATGACTACCTTGAAGACTTTGACAATCGCTTTGATTTTTATCATAGGGTGGAAGAGAAGGTTGCTTTCGATCTGGAACTCTTCAACAAAATCACCAAAGGTGGACTCTCAAAGAAAACA